TGTAACTAGAGATGATTATGCAGATGTTGTATTTCAAAAGAAATTTACTATACCTGAAGATTGTACTGAATTCTTCTTAACTTTTACAAATGAAGAAATGCGTATTGGTGAAGTGATAAGCGAAAAAGTAACTTATTATTATGAGATAGAATTAAACAATGACACCACATTACTTGGTGCTGGTCGAAAAGGACATAAAAAGTTTATTCTTTATCCAGAAGCAGATGATAAAGAGGAGGTTGATAGCTAATGATGCTAGAAAATGTTCCTACTTTAGAAGTAGAGCTTAAAGAATCCGGTCCTCAAGGAGAACCAGGTCCAATGGGTCCACAAGGTCCTCAAGGCGATATTGGTCCACAGGGTCCACAAGGAGAACCTGGACCTCAAGGTGTTCAAGGACCACGAGGAGAGATCGGTCCTCAGGGTGAACCCGGACCTCAAGGAGAAACCGGTTTAACGGGTCCACAAGGTCCGCAAGGAGAAACAGGTTTAACCGGTCCTCAAGGAGAACCAGGACCACAAGGCGAAACCGGACCGCAAGGACCACAAGGTGAGATCGGTCCACAAGGTGAACAAGGTCCACAGGGCATTCAAGGAGAGCCAGGTCCTCAAGGTATTCAAGGACCTCAAGGTGAACCAGGTAAAGATGGTTATACACCAGTTAAAGGTGTTGACTATTGGACTGACGCTGATCAAAATGAAATTAAAGTTTTCGTGAATAACGCAGTTAGTCAAGCTATTGGTACTGCATTGGAAGGTGAGTATTAATGGCTAGAATTGATAATTTTAATAATTGGGCTACAGATGTAGCAGACAGTATCAGATCAATGACTGGTAAAACTAATAAAATACCAGCTAGTGAATTTGATACTGAAATTAAAGGCATTGTTACAGAACCCAATTTACAAGAGAAAAATGTTGAAATAACTGAAAACGGTGTTACAAGTATAACTCCTGATGAAAATTATAAAGGTTTAAGTAAAGTTAAAATTATTACTGATGTAGGATCAGGCGGTTCTAATTTGAATATATTTATTCAAGAAGAAGAACCGGAAACAAAACATGGAATTTGGATACAAAGTTCAGAATTAAATATTGATAATATAGAAATATTGAAATCGTTAGGTGATATATCAATTGAATGGACAAATGTAAAAAATGATGCATATCCTACTTATGCTAGAGAAATAGGTATTACTACCGATGGTGAAAAATTATATGTACTTGGCGGTTTTAATAGTTCTAGTGCTGCTTTAAATAATTTTGGATACATAGATTTAACGGATTATACGTATCATCCATTAGCTAATTTCCCTATTAGCGTTTATGGTGTATCTATGGAATATCACGATGGTTATATTTATACATTTGGTGGAAGAAAATCTAGTGGATCAACTTGTTATAATCATATTTATAAATACGATATAGTTAATGATACATTTACAAAAATGTCTGCAATTTTGCCAGATGGTATGGCTCAATCAGGTTCAGCTATAATTGGTGATTATATTTATATATTTGGTGGAACAAGAGATGGCGGTGCTCGTTTAACACATACTGTAAAGTATGATATAAAAGCTAATACTTGCACTAACATGACAGCTATGCCGGAAAATAGAAATACACCAGGAACATGTGTTATTGGTACTGATGTATATATATTCGGTGGTTTAGGTGCTAATGTGTTAGCTACTGCATATAAATATGACACTGTAAATGATACATATACAAAATTGTCTGATATGCCTTGGGCTGCATATTCACCAGGTACAAATGTATATAAAGGTAAAATTTATATATTTGGCGGAATAGAAAATGAAATATCTATAGCTAATGTAGCCGAATATGATCCGATTACAGATACGTATAAGCAGTTAGATAATATGGATATAGCTTTAGGTCGTATGACAAATACTGTTATTATTAATGGTAAAATTTATATAATAGGCGGATATAATAGTCAAAATGTCGCTGGTGTAGCCAATGGTTTCCTATCGTCATTAAGAACTGGAACGTTGAAAGATTCTTTCAAAAGAGACAATGATATGTTAGCTATAGTAATAAACGATATTGTTAATAATAATATTAAGTTAACATCTGGAACTATTCCTATTTATGTTAATATTGATGATGCAGTCCATTATTCAAAAGATTTAAATTCCATTCAAACGTTTCCTACATATTTTGGTAATGGATCTGAATGGATAAAAAAGAATGAATAAAGTGGGGTGATCATATGGAAGATAGTATATTAACTTCAATTAAAAAATTATTAGGTATCAGTGCTGAATATACACATTTCGATACTGATATTATTATACACATTAACACTGTATTTATGACTCTTAATCAGTTGGGTGTTGGACCATCCGAAGGATTTAGAATAGAAGATGACGCAGCTATATGGGACGATTATATCGAAACCGATGATAATTTAGATGCGGTTAAAACATACATATATCTAAAAGTCAAATTAATATTCGATCCACCTCTTAATAGCTCTGTTGCAGAAACTATGAAACAAGCTATTAGTGAGTACGAATGGCGTCTTAACATCCAAGCTGAGTCAGAGTAGTAAGGAGGTGAGATAATGTGGCAATATAGACATACCGATGAACTTTATCACTATGGTGTTTTAGGAATGAAGTGGGGTCAAAGAAGATCCAATTATGCTAAGCGTGCGGTGAGAGGTCATGCCGGACTTGGTATATATCTTAGTCGAAAAAGACAATTAGCTGGTGATAAACGAGATTTAGAGGGACTTAAGAAGGGTCAACATCTAAGTGTCGGTCTTACTAAGAAGAGACAAGCTGCTTATGATGCCAGAGATCAACGAAGACTAGAAAAACGTATAGCTAAAAACGAAGCATATTTAAAGAAGAAAGCCGATGCTAATTCTAGAATAAGTAAAGATAGTCGAACAGTAACTAGACTTCGTAAAAAACCGCTTAAAGAATTATCAAATGACCAATTGAAGTCAATTAATAAACGCCTTGAAATGGAGTCTAAATATAAAGAATTAACTGGTAAATCTAACAGCGGTAAACAAATAGTACAAGCAATAATTGCTACCGGTACTACTATAGCTGCATTAGAAACAGCTGCTAAAACTTACAAGCGTGTTGGTAAATATGCTGTAAAGCATCTAGCTAAGAAAAAGTAAAGGAGTAAAATATGAGCTTATCGAATACAGCCACTCCTAAATATTATGGCATGTTTCGAGACGCTGTAATTAGGGGTGAAATACCTGTAAACGAAAAAATTTCAATGGAAATGAATCGAATAGATGAATTAATAGCAAACCCCGGCATTTGGTATGATAATCAAGCTGTCGAGGGTTTTATTAGTTACTGTGAAAATGAATTAACATTGACTGATGGAGAAGATTTAAAACTTCTAGATAGTTTTAAGGTATGGGCGGAACAAATTTTTGGGTGGTTTTACTTTGTTGAAAGGAGTGTTTATGTACCTTCAAAAGATGGACATGGAGGACACTATGTAAATAAAAGGATTAAAAAAAGATTAATTAATAAACAGTATCTGATCATAGCGAGAGGAGCCGCTAAATCACAGTATGAATCTTATATACATAGTTATTTCCTTAATGTAGATACATCCACAACACATCAGGTACATACAGCTCCAACAATGAAACAAGCTGAAGAAGTATTGGCTCCAATGCGAACATCTATAACAAGGTCTAGAGGACCATTGTTTAAGTTTTTAACGGAAGGTTCTATTAATAATACCACAGGTTCTAAAGCAAATCGAGTTAAATTAACATCAACTAAAAAAGGAATCGAAAACTTCTTAACCGGATCGCTAGTAGAAATCAGACCAATGACCATAGACAAACTGCAAGGTCTAAATAGTAGGATTAACACTGTCGATGAATGGTTATCAGGAGATATTAGAGAAGATGTTATAGGTGCTTTAGAACAAGGTGCTTCTAAAAACGATGACTATTTAATTGTAGCTGTTAGTTCTGAAGGTACTGTCCGTAATGGACCTGGTGATACAATCAAAATGGAGTTAATGGATATCCTTAAAGGAGAATACAAAAACCCACATGTATCAATCTGGTGGTATTGTTTAGATTCAATTGATGAAGTTGCAGAACCAGATAAATGGATGAAAGCAAATCCAAACATTGGTAAAACTGTTAGCTATGAAACTTATCAATTAGATGTTGACAGAGCTGAAAAAGCTCCAGCTACTAGAAATGACATTCTAGCAAAACGTTTCGGTATTCCTATGGAGGGTTATACATATTTCTTTACTTATGAAGAAACGTTACCACATAGAAAACGAGACTATTGGCAAATGCCATGTGCACTTGGTGTCGACCTTTCACAAGGAGATGACTTTTGTGCGTTTACTTTCCTATTCCCATTAAACGGTGGGGCATTCGGAGTTAAAACTAGAAATTATATTACAGAAAGAACTCTTATGAAATTACAATCAGCTATGAGAATGAAATACGATGAATTTATTAAAGAAGGTAGTTTAATCGTTATGCCTGGTACTGTATTAGATATGATGGCAGTTTATGACGAATTAGATAATCATATCATAGAAAGAGATTATGATGTAAGAAGTTTCGGTTATGATCCATACAATGCTCAAGCATTTGTGGAGAGATGGGAAAAAGAAAACGGACCATTTGGTATTGAGAAAGTTATTCAAGGTGCTAAGACAGAATCTGTTCCGTTAGGAGAATTGAAGATGTTAGCTGAAGATAGATTACTTCTATTCGACGAAGCACTTATGACATTCACTATGGGTAACTGTATAACTTTAGAAGATACTAATGGTAACCGAAAACTATACAAGAAACGTTACGATCAAAAGATCGATGCTGTAGCAGCGTTAATGGACGCTTATATAGCATATAAACGTAATCAAGAAGCATTTGAATAAGGAGGTGTTAGTATGTGGCAATATAGACATACTGATGAGATGTATCACTACGGTATTCCTGGTATGAAATGGGGTCAAAGAAGATCTGGACCTAAATATAAAGCTAAGGTAGCATATAAACAAGCTAAGAAAGAATATAGAAAAGCTAGGAGAGGAACTATAATTCCTACATTAACCGGATACGGTATCAAAGGTATAGCTAGATATAAAAAAGCAGAAGCGGCTTTGAATAAAGCTGATATGAAGCGTGTTAATGCTAGAATTAAATACAAAACTGCTGGTATTAAAGATCCTAATAAAGCAGCTAAAAAAGAAATGAAAATATACACTAAGGAAATGTATAAAACTGGTTTACGTGGTAGTATAGCTGATAGTGGAGGTAGATCTACTAGATTATATAATAGTATAAAATCTAAAAAAGGAAAAGCTTATGCTGATAAAGTGGAAAAGAAAGTACAAAATAAAGCTGTACGTAGTTTAGTTGGTGGTACTGCTGTAATGCTTGGTTCAGCTGTTGCTATGAGACTTTTAGAAGATCAATAGAATAAAAGGAGGCGTTAAGACTTGAATCTTGCGGATAGAATAAAGAATTCATGGAACGCATTCATGAATAGAGACCCGACGAAACATTATCAAGATTATGGTAATGGGTCGTATTACAGACCTGATAGGATTAGATTAACAAGAGGTAATGATCGTTCTATTGTAACATCTGTATTTAATCGTATAGCTCTTGATGTAGCATCTATAACGATAAAACATTGTAAATTAGACGAAAATGGTAGATTTGAAAAAGAAGTAAAATCAACTTTAAATGAATGTTTAACTCTTGAGACTAATCTGGATCAAACACCTAGAGCATTTATACAAGATGCTGTAATGTCAATGTTTGATGAGGGTAGTGTGGCATTAGTACCAGTTGATACATCGGTCGATCCTGATAATACGAGTTCGTTTGATGTTTTAACTATGCGTACTGGTAAAATTATAACATGGTATCCAGATAAAGTAAAGTTAAGTGTTTATAATGAACTAACTGGTAAAAGAGAAGAAATAATAATGGATAAACGAAAAGTATGTATTATCGAAAATCCATTTTATGCAGTAATGAATGAACCAAATTCTACATTACAAAGACTTATGAAAAAATTAGTCTTATTGGATACGGTGGATGAACAAGCTAGTTCAGGTAAATTAGATTTAATAATTCAATTACCTTATAGTATTAAATCTCCTGCTAGAAAAGAACAAGCGAACAATAGACGTGAGGATATTGAAAAACAATTAGCAGGATCTAGATATGGTATAGCTTATATAGATGGTACAGAAAAAGTTACGCAATTGAATCGTCCACTTGAAAATAATTTAATGAAACAGATAGAATATTTAATTAATTTATTATACAGTCAGTTAAATATTACAGCTTCTGTTTTAGATGGTACAGCGGATGAAAAGACAATG